ACCGTTACAAGCAAAGAATAGGGTGGTGCCGTTGTCCGCGATGGACACTGGGCCTGTGCCCGACACATAGCCAATCAGTTCAGGCGTTGCCGTCGTGCTGGTGAGCTTGAAGACCTGAATGCCCGAGACAACATAGAAGTCCGTCCCGTTGGTCTGGTGCGCCCACAAACCCCGGATAGGCCCGGTGCCGACCGTCTGGAGGAACTGCAATCCTGGGGCGCGGTTCAGGAACCCGGCTTCCTTGCCGCCATCGGGGATGGCTTCAGGGAACAGGTTGACGAGCCTGTTGTCCGCAGCGTTGATACTGCGGGCAACGTACGAGCTACCCAAAATGGGGGTCTTCACGCTTGTAGTCCAGTAATTTTTGAGTTAACATAGACGCCGGCGTAAGGGGTTGCCGCCCCTCGCACCCACTTTCCAAACCATTGCTTTACTGGAGCAACAGCATGAACATCTCTGATCTTACCGCAGACTACGTTCGTAGCGTACTGGACTACAACCCCGCTACTGGTCTTCTTACTTGGACAAAATGCGTAGCTAAGGCCGTGCATGTAGGCGATGTGGCAGGCTCTGCTGACGACAAGGGCTACATCCTTGTAGGCTTGCGCCGCCGCCTTTATAAAGCGCATCGTTTGGTCTGGTTGCACATGACCGGAGCATGGCCCGAAGGGATGATAGACCACCTCAACGGGGTTAAAAACGACAACCGTTTTGCCAACTTGCGGGTGGTGCTTGCGGACGGAAATTCTCAAAACGTACGGCGCCCAAACAAACGAAACAAGTCCGGTTTTATTGGCGTCATTGCGCACCAAGGTCGTTGGCGCGCCAGCATTACGGTAAACAGTAAAACGCGGCGCATAGGAGACTACAACACCCCCGAGGAGGCGCATGAAGCCTATCTTGCGGCTAAACGTGCGTTTCATCCAGCATGTACCATTTAGTAATTTAGGGGTTAATAGTTGCCCGCAAATATGTTATAGCGTTGACGAGTACCCACGATGCTGTACGGCAGCGACATGATGTCATCCGGGTTGTTAATGCGCTTCAAGTTGCGCTTGGATGTCATGGCAATTCGCGAGACCTGCGGCGATGGTTCGACACCAAACTCAGCAGCGATCTCACAAGCCAGGCAGTACCGGAACGCCCGCAGATAGCCTGGCGGGAAGGACAGTACAGTCGCCAGCGTGGCCGGTTGGGTCAACTCAGATACTGAGACAAAGTGCCACTCCAGCACCTTGGTTGGCACCGGGTAGATGTACATCTCGATGTTGGGGTAGGTCATGTTGACCCAGATCACCTGTGGGTAGGTGCTGGTCACAGTCTTTACCGCAATGCCGTTGTACTGCTGCTGGTTGAGAATCTTGATGCCAAACGAGATGTTGTTCGCGGGGTCGCGAAAGTACGTCGAATCGTCTAGCAGTACTGGCCGGTTGCCAACAAAGTCGCCGGTCGGGCCAAGCGTGCGGCTTGTGTACTGCACTGGCGCGGTGATGGTGGTGCTGCCGACTGACTGAGACGCGCTCACCGTGTAGGTGCCAACGTCCCCAGACCCGCTTAGATACGCGGTGACCGTAGTGCCAATGGTAACGCCAGTGCCGGTCAGAACCTGGCCTATCGTGATCGACCCCGTTGCTACGTTCGTAACGGTCATTGTCGTGCCGGAGATCGACGCGGTGAACGAGGTCTGCGTACTTGCAGGCCACATGAACACCTGATCCTGGGTGCTGAACACCGCCAGACGCTCGGTGCTCCACGAATCGATCATCTGATTCATGGCGGTGAGCGCGTCCTGGGACGTAGCAGCGGAAGGCGTCTCACCCTCGGCAAGTTGGCCGATCAGGCGCAGCGCCCCGTTGATCTGGTCCCCGGCAGTGGTGGTCATTCAGACTCCTTGCGACGGCGCCTCAGTTCATTCACTGGTGCCTGCTCGCCCGGAGTATACCTTACCCAGCCGTTCTTTTCGTCTTGCTCGGCCTCAAGTTCTGCCATAGCAACCTTGGTGCCGTGTACAGGGTGCTTCAGATAGATTACCACAGATCGCCCCTAAAATTTGGCCCTCCTGCGCCTTGTGAGCACAGGAGGGGAGTGCCTCAATTAGAGGCGGTACAACGCCCAAGTAGCATCGCCCGTTTTGCGAGCGCGGAAGCTAATTGAGGTGCCTGCGGTAGCAGCAACAGTCATAAGGCCTTGCGACCCAGAAGTGCCAATCGTCCAACCCGTACCTGCGGTCATCGTGATGACGCCGGAGCTTGATCCATCAACGTTGATCACGGTGAAGTCAAAAGACGAGTTGTTGGGCATGCTTGGGAACGCAGCGTCCGTCAGAGCAGCAGTCGGCAGCGTGTACGCTGCTGCGCTGGAGCCTGGCGAGCCAAGAAGAATCTTAGTCGCCAACTGAGCCGCAGTCAACGTAGCGTTGCCGGCAGCAATTGAAGTTGGCGTGGGTTGCGCAACAAACAGAATTTCGCCAGTGTTGCCGTCACCGAGTTGGTAACCGCCAGAACCATTAGGGAGAGCCATGATAATTTCCTTTTAAGAAGATGGTTGAAACAGGGCCAAAGCCCCATCTCAAGTTAGCCCCAGAGGCGCACGGCCATTTGCGGACGGATGACGCTGTACCCGTACAGAACGTCGATACGACAAGGCATACGGTCATTGTTGATGTCGTACTGACGAACAATACGCATCGAGATGCCGTTATGGACCTGGCGCGAAGCCATGTCCACACCCTGCGGCAGCAAGAGGTCAGCCGTTGCAAACGTGATCGCGTTCTTCTGGTAGATCAGATTCTGCGGGTAGCCCGTGGAGGCCGCGCCGACAAAAGTGACCGCTGCGTTGTTCGCAGGGAACGCATCGATGGTTGCCAGCGCGTTGCTGGAGGTGTACATCGCGGGGGAAATTGCAATGTTAGTCCAAGCGCCGCTTGATGCCGTGCTAGCCGCTGTCACAACAAATTGCTGCAAGCTGCCAGTCGACTGGCGGGTTTGCGGGTTGACCGAGAACACGCCGGCAACAGTGAACACATCGCCGACAGTGACCGTGGCTGAACCGGTGCCGCCGTCAATGCTCAAGGTGCTTTGACCTTGGGTAGTGATAGCGGTTGGTTCGTTCACCAGGATAGTGTCCGCAGTAGAACGCGACCCCGTGGTGTGGTTCCCAATCGACTGCGACATGTTGACTTCGTCGTAGCCCAGAACGCCAGTGCCCATCATGCCTGCGGTGAACTGCCGGCTGATAGTAGACGTTGGGTTGAAGAAGCCCTTCATGCCCTCGACCAAGTTCGCATTGGCAGCGGGGTTCACCGTCGCGTAGCGATCGTTCATTGGAGCAGCGTACTCGTTCAGCTTCTGGTTGCCTTGCAGCAGAACCAGCGAGGTGGACGGCGTGGTGCCAGGCGTACCAACAGTCGAGAAGATCGACTTGTAGGAGTTGGCGACATCGGCATCGATGCTGGAGGCCAACTGCGAAATACGGGGTTTGAGAACCCGTTCCGCGAAGTCGTCCAACTGCATGGTCAGTTCAGCAGATGTGAAGTTGACACCGATGTGCTTCTGGCTTGCGACCGTCAGCGTGGTGAACTGCTCGTTGTCGTCCTGAACTTGCAGGGCGGCGCCATCGGTCACCAGAGCACGGTCGGGCAGACGAATGCGCAGGGTGGAGCCGATCTTTGCGCCTTCAACGGCGAACGAGTCGTCGTATTGGCGGTTGACGTTGCGGGTGAGCACCAGGTTGTTCTCGAGAATCTCGAGAGCCTTCCTGGTGATCATGTCAATGGTAAGAATGCTGTTAGCCACTTTGAATCCTTAAAAAATTAGCGGAGGCGAGCTTCCATCTTTTTTATCTGTCGAGCGCGGTCGGCTGCGATCCATTCTGAAGTGCTCATCGACTTGATGGAGCGTGGATCAGTTGTATCGTAGGTCGATGCGCCCTTGCTGCTGGCCGTGACAGGCGTAAAAGGTGGTGGAGCACTAGAAGTCTTTTTGACCATCGGTTCCGAAGCCAGTTTGGCTTCGATACGTCCGATCTCTTTGGCTTGCACATAAGGCGCCAAGCGGGAAATACGATCTGCTTCTTTCGGGTTGGCACCGAGGTAGTAGGCTACATCAGGGCCAATATCCGACGATTGGATCGTCTGTG